GCTGTTCCGCAACGGCGGTTTTGTTGCCAGCACCAGCGTCCCGAGCGAGGTCAAGGCTGCGTGTGCGGAGCTTGCACTACGGGCGGCCTCAGCCCCCTTGATGCCCGATGGCGAGCCTACGGTTGTCCATGAGAAGATCGGCCCAATCGAAGTCCGGTACGAGCCGTTCACGACTCCGGCGGACCCGTATGCTGCGATTGACGCCCTGCTGGCACCTTTCCTGCTCCCGGGGTCGCAATCGGGCATCAACGCCGGGCTGGTTCGGGGATAACTGTGCCCGCCTTTGACTACGCCAAGACCGCGACCACCGCGGTACGCCTGCTGACGAAGTTCGGGCAAAGCGTGACCCTGGCCCGCCAGTCGACCGGCACGTATGACCCAACCCTCAGTGCTGCGCCCGTCACAGAGACGCTGGAGACACGCAAAGCCGTATTGCTGGACTACGATCGCATCAACTTTGGTGAGACGTTGCAGGACGGCACACGGATTCAGGCCGGCGACCGCCGCTGCCTGATGGGAACGGACGGTTCCGCGCCGACCAACTTCGACGCCGTTGTGGTCGGTGGCGAACGCTATCCGATCAAGGTGGTGAAGGAACTGAATCCCGCCGGTACGCCGGTGCTTTACGATATGCTGATCCGCAAATGAGCAATATCTTCAACTTGGCCGAGGCGCGAGAAGAGAGAACGCCCCATTGCGCGGGGGACGCCCGATGCCTCGCATGCAATCACGAGTGGGTGGCGGTAGCGCCGACGGGTACAATTTGGTTGGAATGCCCCTCCTGCACTTTGGAACGGGGACGATTTGTAGCGCAAAGCCAACGAGACGGGGATCACTGGCATTGCCGCTGCGGGTGCGACCTTTTCTACATTACCCCTGACGGTGAGTATTGCCCAAATTGCGGCGATTGGAAAAAATGACCCAAGACTTCGGCGCACAACTCAAAGCGTTTCACGTGAAGCTGAGGGCTCACGCGGAGAGCGTGGTGCGTGGCGTGGTCGTCGAGATCGGCGCTACCTTGGTCGATAAGTCACCGTGGGGGCGTTGGGAGCAGTGGTCTCCCCGTGCGAAGCACGCGCGCCCCATGCCGCCCTATGTTCCCGGTCTGTTCAAAGGCTCCTGGGACTACGACTTCGATGCCGCGCCCAGCACGCAACTTGACACGGTTGACCAAACCGGCGGAGCGTCGATGGCCCGCATCTACGCGGCGCGCACCACGCCCGCCTTCGTGCGCCATTTCATCGTCAATAACACCGAGTACGCCGAGGCGCTTGAGTACGGCTATGCTAAGCACAACATGCCGAACCCGACGCCACCCAGCGGAATGGTGCGGACGACGGTGGTGGAGTTCCCCTCGATCGTGGCGCAGGTGTTGGCAAAATGAGCACCGCCAAAGTCCGCGCCGCGCTTGAGATCGCCCTTCATACCATGACGCCCGCGATGGCGACGGCGTGGGAGAACCAGGACTTTGCGCCGGTGGCGGGAACACCCTACCAGGCGGCGCATTTGCTGCCAGCCGCCCCGGACAACTCGACGATGGGCGACGGGCACTACCGGGAGCGTGGGATTATGCAGGTATCGCTCAATTACCCCATTAACGCCGGGTCGTCCCCAGCGATGACCCGTGCCGAATTGATCCGGGCAACATTTTTTCGTGGTGCGTCCTTTACAAGTGGGGGTGTTACCACTAGGATTCCTACAACGCCTGAAATCGGCAGAGCGGTAGTGGTTAATGACCGTTGGGTTCTTCCCGTCAGCATCCGGTATTTTGCCGACGTGTACGCATGAGCCCAGCGACGATTAAACTTCACGAGACTTTGATCCGTTTATTGAAGGGTGTGGTTTCAGCTTGGGAAGAATGGCTGAAGTCGCAGAAGTAAAGCAAGACGAGCACCCAGCAACACCGAGCACGCGACCCGCAACGCTAACGCCACGCAAGTCATTTGCCTCCTCGGGATTAATCCGTCCATAAGGAGCCCGAAATGACCATTGCAACAGGCGTAGCCAAAAAACTCGTTTACAAAAAGCAATCTGCTCTCGGCACCATCGCTGCCGCAGCAGGCGCGCAGTACCTTCGGCGCGTCACCAGCACCATCGACCTCAAGAAAGCCACCTACCAGTCTGCCGAGATCCGGTCGGACTACCAGCGCGCGGACTTCCGTCACGGTATTCGCACGGTCGACGGCACGATCAGCGGCGAACTGTCGCCGGGGTCGTACTCCGATTTCCTCGGTTCGGCGGTGCGCCAAGCCTGGCAGTCTCCCGCCACCACCGGCGCCATTACCACCGTGACTGCCGCTGTGACGACCGGCGCTTCAGGCACGTTCACTCGCTCCGGTGGCAGCTACCTTACCGACGGTTTCAAGATTGGTGACGTAGTTCGCTGGACGGGTTGGGCTACCACTGGTGTCCCGAACAACACGCACAATTTCCTCATCACCTCACTGACCGCCTTGATTATGACCGGCACGATGCTGGACGGCGTGGCGATCGGCGCGAAGGCGGCGGGTGATTCCGTAACCTGCGCTGTGCAGGGGAAAAAGAACTGGATTCCCACCACGGGCCATTTGCGTGAGTATTACACCATCGAGCACGCGTACTCTGACATTACCCAGTCCGAGGTCTTCACCGACTGTGTGATCTCGCAAGTGATGATGAAGATGCCGGCGTCGGGCATGAACACGATCGAGTTCCCGGTCTTGGGTCTGAACATGACCACCGGCACCACGGCATACTTCACCACTCCAACGGCAGCGGTCGGCACCGGCGTCACCGCGGCGGCCAACGGCGCCCTCTACATCGGCGGTGTGGCGGTTGGCCTCGTGACCGGGCTGGACATCACACTCAACGGCAACTACTCGACCCCCGGCGGCGTGGTCGGCTCCAACGTCGAGCCCGACATTTTCCAAGGCTCGATCGACGTGACGGGCAACGCCACGGTGCTGTTCCAGGACGGCACCTTCCGCGACTACTTCCTGAACGAAACGGAAGTCAGCCTGATCGCTGTGTTCACCACCGCGAATACGGCTTCCGCCGACTTCTTCGGCGTTACCATGTCCCGCCTCAAGTTCGGCGGCGCAAGCAAGGACGACGGCGAGAAGGGCCTGACCCTGACCATGCCGTTTACCGCCCTGATGAACACCGCAGGCGGTGCGGCGCTTGCCAACCTGGGTACCACGATCAGTTTCCAGGATTCAACCCTGTAACCTAAAGGAATCTTTATGACGGTTTTCGACCTTACCTCTCTGAATACCACCAAAGCCTGCAATGCCGGGGCTGACGTGGAAATCCGCCACCCGGTCACGAACGCCCCCTTGGGGATCAAGATTCGTGTGCTGGGCCGCGATTCGGACACGTTCAAGGAATACACCCGCGACACGCTCAATACCCGGCTGCGTCGGGAGGCGATGGCACAGAAGCGTGGCAAGGATGCAGACCTGCGCACGGTGGAAGTGATCGAGCAGGAGAACATGGACTTGCTTGTGGCCTGCACCACGGGTTGGTCGGGCGTTGTGTTGGATGGCAAAGAACTGCCGTTCGAGGAGAGCAACGTGCGCAAGGTTTACAAAGAGTACCCGTGGATTTATGACCAGGTGAACGAGGCCATTGGTTCGCTGGAGAACTTCCTAAAAAACTGACGGACGAGTTGCTCCTTTTTGCCGAGGCGCAATTCGGGTTGAACAAGGTAGAGAAGGACGGCAGCACATTGCGGGAGCACCTGCTCGCGGCGTGGAGGATGACCGGGGCGATGCCGGTGCAACTGGCAGAAGTCCCGGAGTTGCCGCCCCTGGCCGCACACGTCTGGGGGTACTTTGCGGAACTCTCGCGGTTCCGTGGCAACAACGGCTTCGGGGCGAATCCAATCACCCCGACCGGGATCAAAGACTGGTGCTGGCTGTCGAGGACGACTTTGCAGCCGTGGGAAATCCGAGCAATCGCAAGACTTGACGAGGCGTACTTGAAATCAAATGCTGACTGACCTCGCCACACTCGGACTCTCGGTCGACGCCACCGGCATGGACGCGGGCATCAAGGCTGCGGAAGCCAAGCTCAAGGGTCTTCAGAAGACCGCCACCGATGTTGCTGCCAAAATCCATACGTCCCTGAGCGGCGGGGGCGGCGGGGCTACAGCGGCTGCATCCAAGCAAGCCGAAGACCTGACGAAGAAGAACGCAGAAGTTCGGCGTCGGATCATGCTCAACTCCGCGATTATGACGGGCAAGGAGATTCTGGCTGTCGAGAAAGACACGGCGGCCAGAAGCGTAGCTATTGAGAAGGACCGACTCCGGCAGATCGCTGCTGCCCGTGTCCAGCAAGA